AATGATATAAAAATTGTTGATAATGATATAAAAATTGTTGATAATGATATAAAAATTGTTGATAATGATATAAAAATTGTTGATAATGATATAAAAATTGTTGATAATGATATAAAAATTGTTAAAAATGATATTAAAATTGTTGATAATGATATAAAAATTGTTGAAAATGATATAAAAATTGTTGATAATGATATAAAAATTGTTGATAATGATATAAAAATTGAACAACAATATGATGTTATGAATACTTTACAAATAAATGTGGATAAAACAATTTATTTTAATAATGAAAAACAAGTAATTGAAATGTATAAAAAAAAGGAATTATATGATAAAAATTTAGTATTAATTGATAATACGACAGGGATAATATATACAGAAAATAGTTTAAAAGAATATTTAAAAAAAATTGATGATAAAATAAATTACAAATCTAATTCAAATAATTTAAAGCAAGTTGGTAAATATAGAACAGTAATCCAAAATAATAATTTTATGGATAATAAAGAATTTAAATCTAAAGATAAAGATATTTTTAATAAAATAGGCATAGTTAGTAAATTAAATGATCAATCTTGTATATTAAAATTAGATGATAATAAATTTGAAAATACAAATGAAAAATTAATGACTAGAAAAAAAATAAATTCTATTATACAAAGATATAATGGAAAATATAATGCGACAAAAGGTGGTATAATTTTTTCTATAAAACATTGGGATATTCTATTAAATCTTGGTTTTGATTATACAATATAATATAATGATTGTAAAGAAAATTAATGTATAATGAAAAATTTTGATATTCATTATATATATAAATTTTATATAAATATTTTAATTCATTTTCAATTATTTCTAAATCTCCATATATTTGATATATATAACAACAAATATATAATAATTTTTTTTTATAATGTAAAGGTAAAATATTAAAATGATATATTCTATTAAATAAAATATATAAATCATTTTTAGAATATTTGGGTTCACAATGTTCTGAACATAATTGATGATTTAATGGAAATTCTTTATTTTTACAATTATTTATACAACATTTATTTCTTTTAAACTTTGTATAAAAATAAAATAAAGCAATTCCATCATAATGATTTGGTTTAGGAAATATTGAAATTTGACGACAATATGGACAAGATATATTTTCTTTTGAAACATCTATTGAATTATATTTATTCCATACATGTAAACAATTAAAATGATATTTATGATTGCAATTTAATTTAACATTTGTTTTATTTAAATAACATATACAACATATATCTTCTAAATATTCAGTATTGTTTATATTTATATTAGAATCACACATTAATAATAATATAATATATAATATGTATTTTCAAAGTTTATTTACATTACATTATTTAAATATTAAAGTTATATTATATCTTGTTACTTTGTCAATATTGACATTATATAGTGGCAAATATAATTTGATATATATGATTTTAATATTTTTTACTACGATTATAGGTTTCTATTATGTATTACCTTGTCCTGATAATATACCATATGGTTTTAATATTTCAAAAGGTTTTGATTTTGATTATATGATAACATTATTTATAGTATTTTTATACGCATTTTATATGACATTTATACCAGCAAACTTTTATACAAAATCAAAACCAAAAGGTTTTATTAAACATTTTGTTTATAATTCAACAACTTATTCAATTATTTTAACTTTGATGTATTATTTTAATTCAAGTTTATTAAATTACAATTTTAATGTTGGATGTTTAATTAATTAATCTGATATACGCCGTAGGCGTCTAGATAATTAAAATATACGCCTACGGCGTATATTTTAGTTGTATATATCTAATTCTTCTATTTCATTGTGATTTTCTTCATCATCAAAAATTAGATGAAGATTTTGATTTATATTATTTTTCAATTCTTCAAATTCATTTTTTTCCATTAAACTAAATGGTTTAGAACTTGTGTAATCAGTTGGCATTAATTTTGGAGTATATGGTGTTCCTATATCATTTGATAATATAATATATTTTGTATTATATGCTTTTTTACCATTTTTATTTCCTTGATATTCATTAATTAAATGTAATTTATAACCAATATCTTTGAGTATTTGTCTTAAAAGATTAACACCTGGATGTTTACAACGATTCCAAGAATTAATATTTAAAGCACGAATTTTTGATACTTTAAACACTGTTTTCAAAGCAGGAAACATCATTTTAAATTTTTTTAAAACCATTGGATTTTGTAAATCACAATAAGTTATGTATTTTTGTTCTGTAAAACTACTAATACCTAACAATTTTAATAGTTCTAAAGATAAATCCCTTTTAATTTCTGATATATATTTTTTTGAAAAATCTATATGAACGCTCTCTGGAACTTCATAATTCATTTTTTCATCATTTAATTCCATACTTTGTTAATAATATATTTTAGAAAATATTTTTACAAATTTTTATATATATTATATTATTTTTTTAATTAAAAATAGTATTTTTAAAAAAAAGTTAATATTATATTTATTTTAAACAATCATAATTGATAGTGCCATCGGCACTATCAATTAATTTATATTTAAGGTTTAATTTGATGTGATGTCATCATTATAAATAAGAAGTTATAAAATAATGAGTATTGAATGATAGTATTAAAGAAAAAATATTTATTTTTATTTTTTTTATTTGTATTGAACACCAATGTTAGAGATAATAATAAGTAACCAAATATGATTAATATTTGTGCTAAATTTAATGGGAAACATAATGGATTATTTAATTGTTCTTTGACACTTGAACCAATACCTTGTAAAGATGATTTTAGTTCGCTTGTCATTTTTCCAATGTCTCCTCCAAATTCTGCAGTTGAATTATTAGCATTATTATAATAAGGAGATTGTCCTTCACCTAAATTTGCGAATGGACGAGTTAAATTAATATTAGCATAAGGCATAGATGAATATAAAATGTAAGTTAATGTTAAAAATAAGAACAAACTAAATAAAAAGATTGATAAAGTATTTTTCTTATCAATAAAATAAACAACAACAACTATAAAAAATGGTAACAAATAAGATATAACAATTGTTATAACACTTGTTTCTTGTCCTAAAATATTTCTTAAATTTAGAAAATTCATATATAATATGGTTTATAAAAAAAAATAACTTTGTTATTTTTAAAAAATCTACAATTAAAATAACAAAGTTATTTTAGATTTAATTCATTTGGTTGTAAATAAAGAAAAGATGAAATTAAATAATAAAAGATATATAATCCACTAAATATAAAAGCAATTAAACAATAAAAATAAGTAAGATAACGAGGTTCATTTATATTTCTCTCATAACATAGATAAACTGCAAATATACTAACAAGAAATGGTGCCATAGAATGTTGAACTCCAATGTAATCATTAACACTAAAACCTTCTTTAATTTTTTTATTATTAAAATAAATTGAATATATATAATAATCCATCTTAAAATAAAAAGTGATATATATATTGATATATAAATTATTTTAATAATATGGGTGTGCCAAAACTATTTCGTTGGTTAGCAAATAAATATCCTGAAATAATTCAAAAACCAAATTCAACTAATATTTTTGATATCTTATTTTTTGATTTAAATTCTTTAATTCATCCTGTGTGTCAAGGATTAACAAATGAAAATACAATGTTTGAAAAAATTAAAGAATATATTTTATATATTGTGAATATAGTTAAACCTTCAAAAAGTGTTTATTGTGTAATGGATGGTGTTGCTCCTTATGCTAAAATTTTACAACAAAGACAAAGAAGATATAAAAGTATTGATAATAAAAGAAAAAAATTTGAATTTAATAAAAAATATAATCTACAATGTCACAAAGAATGGGATAGTAATGCTATTAGTCCTGGAACATTATTTATGAAAAAATTATCAGAGTTTTTAAAAAAAGAATTAGTTAATAGTAATCCAAATATTAAATGGCATATTAATGATACATATTCAGTTGGTGAAGGAGAACATAAAATTATGGAAATTATTTTTAATGAAACAAATTACCACAATTCAAAACAAAATTCATTAAATGTATGTATTTATGGAATGGATGCTGATCTAATTTTATTAAGTTGGTGTTTATATCTTAGAAAAAGTATATGTATATCATTAATTCGTGAAAAAAATAATATGAATAAAAATAGAAATTGTGAAACAGAATTTATCTATTTACATATTGAAGCATTGATACAATGTTTTTTAAAAGAATATATGAATACTGATATTGTTAATTTAGCAAATTGTAATCAAAAACAAATATGTTTTGATTTTATTTATTTAACTATATTATTAGGTAATGATTTTTTACCTCCTTTATTTGGAATAAATATTTCATCAAATGGAATTGAATATTTATTAAATATATATCGAATCTGTTTTAATAAAAATAATATGTTTCATTTGGTTAACACAGATAATGGAAATATCAAAATTCAATATACATATTTATTAGAATTTTTAATTGAATTGGACAAAATATATTTTGATAAGATTATTCCAGAATTCTATTTAGAATATATGAATTATGAACCAAAAGTTAGAAATAATTTTCAATTATTACAACAATTAAAAGGATATACAGAAAATGAAAAAAAACAAATAATGAAAGAATACAATGAATTAGAGACAATTTTTGATAAAGAAGACCCATTATATATTTGTGATTTATCAGATTTACAATCAATTGAATTATTTAAAAAAATATATTATGAAAGATATTTTTATATATTAAGTGATAGTGAAAAATTTCAAAATAGAATTATTGAAAATTATTTAACAGGATTTAATTGGATAATGGATTATTATACTAAGTTCTATTATTCTAAAAAACAAAGTATATCATTTGGTTTTAATTATATTTATTATCAATCACCAATGTTAAGTAACATTATTGATTATTTAAAAACATATATTCGCAATGGTCAAAATAATTTTACAATTAAATATTTAAATGAACCATATGTTCCTTATCATCCATTTAGTGTATATCAATCATTATCACTTATTTTACCAAAAGAGAGTTATTATTTAATTCCAAAAGGTTTTGTTGAAAATTTAAATAAAGAAATAATAGAACAACATATTTATAACAAAGAATTAGAAAAAGTAGTTTATATCAAAGATTATAAAATACATTATAGTGAATGTCATATAAAATTAGAAAAAATAGAATACAAAAAATTATTCACTAAATAATAAATTATTAACGACTACGTCAGTAAATAATTTATTTTTTATATAATATATAATATAAAATGAGTTATCAAGAGTATTTACAAAGTTTACCATTTTTATTTTCCTTTGCTTTTTTATTAACTCTATTTATATCTTATTTAGAAGGTTTAATATTTAAAATTAGAAAACCAAAATGGGCTCATTTTAAAAATTCAATCACTACTGCTCTTATTGCTATTTTATGTGTATATTTATTTAAAAATAATAATGAAACTGATATCTTTGCTGGTGAACCAATTTGGTTTGAAAATGTTGTTCAAAATTAATTATTTTTTAAAATATCCTGTATGAATAGTTCCATTTGCTTTTCTCCTTTTATGTATCCCACAATAATTTGTTTCATATGTTTCTGTTTTTCTTGAACATTGTATTCCTTTATTTGTTAATGCTTCACATTGAATTTCTGTATATCCTTGATATGAATATTGTTTTGATTTAATAAATTCATTTGAATTATAAGTTTTGTATTTATTTGTAATATAATTTATATCTGGGTCAATTTCGTGAAGATTTAAATCAGTTCTATCCAAAAATTTTTCAATTAATTCAATATATGATGTTTTTTTTGAAATAAATAATTTATAATTTATTTCATAAAATTCTTTTTTATTTTTTTCATTACATAAATGAATTTGTTTATTTTCACTCTCTAATGAACTATGTGTGTATTCCGATATATCTTTAACACATTTTTCATTAGGTTTTATATGGACGTTATATCTTTTAATCAATATATTTGAATCTAAATCAACAAATGAAGTTTGTTCAATCTTATTTTTATTAATTCTTTTAGGAATTATACCATACATTTTGACTGAATTGTATTTCCTAATTACTACAGGTAATTTATTTTAAAATTTTATTTCAATTTAATTTTTACAAAGTTTTTAATTCGTTATTAAAATAAAATAAAAAGAATATAGTTTTTTTTATTTTAATTTATTTTTCTTAGATGGTCTTCCCCTTGGTTTTTTAATATCAGATTTAACTATTTCAATATTTAAAATATTTAAGATATTTTTTAATATATTTTCTTTTTTTCTCTTTTTAATTAGACTGGAATTTAATCCATCATCATCAATATATCTCAAAAAATCACATTTAAATATTTCTGATATATCTTCTATATCAATTATATTACCAAAAATATCATTATAATTATTTAAAACTTCTATTACCTCATAATCACTTAATTTATCTATATAATTTAAAAAATATAAACTATAACTCCAATTTTTTATATAATCAAAAGATACATTATATTTTAACATTAAAGTTGTAATCATTTTTCGATGAGTGCATTCTGTGTATTTTTTATTATATATAATTGATGGAAAAATAATATTTTGACATTTATTTACATTTTTATTATTAATATAATAAATCGATGATAATGAATAATAATTTGACATAGTTGTCAAATTTTCATTTATATCAAAGGCAGTTTCTATTGATTTGTAATTTCTCATTATTTCATAATTAATATATGAACTTGATATATACTTTCTTTGTTCTAAAAAATCATTTATATTTAATTCACAATTTTCTACATTAATATATGCCATCATTGGTATTGTAATATCCATATCTCCTGTGCTTAATAAATAAATATCTTCATTTGATAATTCTTTATTTAATAATCTTTCTACAATTTGATAATTTGTGTAATTTTTATTTTTTTTTTCAATTACATTCCAATATTTATATAATTCATTAATACTTAATCTATTATCATTTTTTTTATATATATTATAAATATTTTCCAAATGTATTAACCATTGTCTCAAATCTGTATCTAATTTCTCAAACATTAATGATAACAATTCATTTTCAAAATCAAATTGCCATTTTTCTTTTTTTTTAATCATATGATATGTAATTAATATATCATTTCTTTGTAATGACCCAAAATACAAATTATATGAATTTTTATTTATATTATTAGATATATTAATTGTATCAATATTTAATTCATCTAATTCATTTGAAGTGCAAATAATTGGAACAACATCTTCTAATGTTTTAAAAGCTTCTGTTATTTTTGATATTAATTCTTTGCCTGAATTTGATAAACAATCACATTCTTCTAAAATAACAGCACTATATACCTTTTTTTGTTTAATCAATATATTAATATTTTTTCTCTTAATTACTTTCTCCAAGGTTATATCTAAATTTTTATTTTGTTTTAAATCAATCACATTCCATTCCATTATATCATAATTGTATTTTTTTAACAATAAATTCGCCATTGTTGTTTTACCACTCCCAGGAACACCATACAAATATAAATAATTATTAGTTGTTTGTCTGTTACGAAATAAAATCAACCAATCCTCCATTTTTTTTTTAATATCTAATTGAATATTTATTTCATCAAAGGTCTTTGGTTTATGTTTTTCCAACCATATCATTAGAAATAATTTGTTATATATATTATATACTAAATCTTAAATGTATAATAATAACAACAATCAAAGTGTGTTTAATTATTTAAAAGAACTAATTTATGGAAAAGAAGAAAAAAATAATAGCAAAATTAATCGTCAAAATAATCCTCAAAATAATCCTCAAAATAATCATTTAGAAAATAATCGTCAAAATAATC